CATGATCGTCGGATCGGCTGGAGCCATTGCCATTGCCGTTTGCATGACTTCATCAGCGCCGCGAGCGTTCCACGAATCAATGGCCATCGCTAGGCGTGAGGTCAAAGCGATCTCTGGATCAGCAACCTGCACAAAGCCACGGCCTACAAGCTCGTATGCTTCCTGTGGAGGTGGAGGAAGTAATCCAGTCTCGGCGCAAAGCTCGAAGGCACGGCGCAAATGCGGCTCAATCGTCTCTCTTACATCGCGATGATAGATCGGCCCCACGGTGTCAAGCTTCTCGCCTGCTCGCTGTGCCACTTCGTATGCGGTCATCTCGCGATCAATGCTTGCGAACATCTGGAACATATCGAGCGAGCAAAGACGTTTAATCATGTCTTGACGCATCCGCACACGTTCAAGGGCAACGCTCCATTCGCCAGTGACAGGCACCTGATAGACGCTTTCCGGCCCCATGCCAGAAGGGTAATAGTTCAGCGCCCGTGCTGCCGTTTTGAGCGATCCCTCAAACGTATCTGGCACCATCATCGGCGGGAAGACCTGCTTCTCCGCGAAGACATCCATCATCTGCTGAATGAAGTTTAGCTGCCGAGCTTCTGGCAAGATGGCAAACCCTGGGCCGTAGCCCCATTTCGCTGAGCCAACAATGGAATCATACGAGAGATAGCGGCCAACGGTGAAGGGAAAGCCATCGTAGCCGCCTTCTTGCACCATCTTCTGACTCTGCATCTCGACATAGGCGCTAAGATACTTCTTCCGAGTTTTCACGTTGTAGCCATACGCGCCAACCTTGGACGGCTCGCGAGGCTCCACGATATGGATGAAGTCGAAGCGCTTGGACTTGTCGCCACCTTCTAGAAGGCAGTCAGAGATTGCCTTGGGCATGTTTTCCTCGCCGAACTTCTGTCGTGCCTGTTCTGCCGTGAGGTCAAACTCACGAATGAAACGGTAACACTTGCCAAACGGGTCAAGCTCAAAGACATAAGTGCCGATCTTGATCTTCTCAAAGCGTAGGCGATTGCCCTCGCCCATCTCGGAGAAAATGGCAGTAGTGCCGAAATTCCACAAGTCAGCGACGGATTCTAGGCGCTCAAGCTGGAAGTTGCTGCGGCTGTTAATCTCCTGGTTGAGAATCTGCGAGCATTCCGAGAGCCATCCCTTCACCGAGTCGTCATTCCTCAGTTTCAGGTTCGGCTTTAGCGCAAGCCACGGTTGAGACGCCGGCGTTGTCCATGACGTGTAAGCAGCTACAGCGCGTTGCACGCTATCAGTGGCCGTGGCGTCGTAGATTTGCGCCTCGACATTAGAATCAGGCATGTAGCGTTTAGTCGTAATCCCCGCCTTGCGTGGTGAAACGTAATTGGCGATGTCCTGCCAGATCTGATCTTGCGTTGCTACGCGCTGATCTTTAAGCCGTTGATAGCACTTTAGCCATCTTTTCGTCTGGTCGGTGCCTTCGTCCATATAGTTTATAACCCAAATACAGCGCCGCCAAGGATGGCTTTGCCAATTTTATTACTGCCGTCGCCACTTTTATTATTTTTAGGCCTTGGCAATGGTGGTCGGCCATTATTAATCATCACGCCTTCGCTGCCTGTACCTAGACTGCCGATTGATCCCAGTGCAGTGCTTGGAGCCAGAGGGTTCACGGGATTGATCGTCTTTTGCAAGCCTTGCCGACGATTAGCGCCTATGAACGCCTGCTCTCCTGCGGCTGTATCTGCCCTTACTGGAGCAGGTGACGGTGGCGGTGATTTAGGTTTATCTGGTTTTGAGCCTCCCATAATTGGGCGATTGTCTCTCACTTTTGAGAAGTCGCAAGCCTTTTTATGATCCTGCTCCACGGAATCCAGTGAACCTTTCCGCCTTCAGATCGGCAAAAGCCAAGCCATCGGCGCTTATCTCTGAGCGGGTCAAACCTCACAAAGTCGTCTAGATTGCCAACGGCTAGAGTAACGAAGACGCCAAACTCCGAATATTCGCCAAAGTCTCGAGCCGTGTCCATCGCGCAAATAAAGCATTCCGGCGATGAATAGACGTAACCCTCGCGCAAGTGGTCATTCATCATGCCGTTGAAATCCATTCCCAGATCGACGGCTATTTGATGGGCTTCCTCGAATGGTGTCATCTCTGGTATCTTGGCTTGAAGTTATGCAGGCGATACACCTGCACGGCGCTTTCGCTGCATTTCAGGATTTTAGAGATTGCCCAGTTTGAATGGCTCGCCCATGCCTTGTCACTGATTTGCGGCAGCTGCTCTTTGAGTCGTGTGCGTGTGGTCTTGTCTGGCGCTCTAGGTGCTCCAATCCGTCGCCGTGCCGTGGTTACTGTGCGTTCGCAGCATCCAAGCTGCTTAGCGATTACCTCGTTTGTTTGGTTCCAGTCCGTGACGCTACTAAAGTCAATGCGGTTGTAGAGCATGTGATGATGATGTGATGATGTTTATGTTTGCTGCCATTCTTGTCTCCTGCGCGGCCCTTCCGGCGAGTTGTAGCCGGGAATCAAGCCAAGCCTATCAGCTTCAGCCATAGTCCTAACGCCGTCAGCGACGTGTGAGGCCCATGTGTGAAGCGGGACATTGCGAACGACGCCGGATGATGAGTCTGGCGCTTGCTCGTATGCCTTTAAACCTTTCACCCCAGTTTCACAAGCTGGCAAGCGAAACTCAAAAGTTGGCATTAAGCCCATAACGTAGTCGATGCCCTGCCACACATCGGAAATCACTGGGACAATGACTAGATTCTTGAAGCCTGCCTGCATCGCATCGGACTCGAAGGTGACGCCGTTACGCTGCGTTTGGCGTGCGTCGTGTGGCAAGTAGTGCTTCCCGTATTTGTAACCCTTAGCTTCCATGTGCGCGTATCGCTCCACAATCGTGAGAGGCAAGCCAATGTCGCAATCAATCCAACGCCAGTGCCCAAAGGCCGAGCGTTGACCATACCACACCGTCGTGTTGCGCGGCCCGCCCAAATCCCAGAACGTATGAACCGGCGAACGTCCATCAATCGGGAACTCTCCAATCCTGCCCTCTGCTGCCGCTGCAGTCATGTATCGGCCATAGATTGCGTTCTCGTTGGCAATGTTGAAATCACAATAGAACTCCTGCCTGATTAGCGGCTCAGACATTCCAGATCGGCGCTCCTCGTCAATCTGCTCTTCGCTGATGGCTTTAGTGTCCTCAACACTCAAGACCTGGGTGAACCATGTCGGATTGGTTTTAACCGTCTTCAGCATGTCGAAGAAGTGATTTTCTCCGCGAGGCGTGCCGTTGAACCATGCAAAGCCGCCGTTCTCTGCCAAGATCGGGCGCGTATAATCCCAAGCCAGCGGGTTCTGGTTTTGAAACTCCGAGAACACAACGCCGTAGTAGTTGCCGCCCACAACGTCCAGGTTGTCAGTGCCTAGAATCTGGATCGTGCTGCCGTTGATTAGCTCGATTCGCATGTCCGTTTGGTTCGGAGGCTTGGCTAGCAGTTCCTTCGGTATGTGGTCAATGACGCGCATTCCATTACTCACGTCCACGTTCAGCCATAAAGCTTTTCGGCCTAGCGCGGCAGTCGGAAAGTAATACGCAAAATTTGCTTTCGTCTGAATCGCTCTGGCAACTAGCTTGTTAAAACATAACTTGTCTTTACCGGCACGGCGATGAAACACCATCAGGCAGCGTTTATGCGCGTCCATCGCCCGCCACATTGGAAGCTGGTAATCACGCGGGTTGAATCGATGTGGAAGTTCAATAGTCACAACTTGCGAATTACTATTTCAGTAGCGCCAGAATGCTCGACCTTCTCAGGAGCATAATGGCCGGCACCTTTGCCAATCTCTCGAAGCGCGCCTGTAGCGGCTGAAAAGTCGGCCACCTCCTCGGCAGATGCGGCAATTCTAGCCAGCCTTTCAAGCCATTTGTCTTTGCTCATATCAAACTTGCGATCGGCTTTTTCGGCCACTTTTGCCCGCAATTCTTCAATCCTAGACATCACCTCAACACGATTAGCCAATCGAGGTCCGGCAGTTTCGGCTGACTCTGGCGTGCAATTCCAGCCATCACGATAGGCCTTAGCCGCTGGCGTATTTAGCGCCACTGCTTGTGCAAATGCTTCATGCTTAAGGTTTTTTAGTGCTGGCATATCAATTAAAGTCTTCTTTGATTTCTTTGAAAGTAAAGGTAGGCCCTGAAAATGCCAGTGGAATTGTCCAATTGCGTGCGCCTCCTCGGTTCTTGTCACAATACAATCTGCGCTGAGTTTCGTCTGATACGCCATCAACCTCGACTTTGGAGATAATGAACACGCTATCAGCATTCTGACCAATGGCCCGAGACTCGCGCAATTTACCGTAATCGTTTAGCTGTGAAGCTGTGAGGATGTGGCAACCGCTGCGACGTGCTGCATTCTTCATGCGTCTAGATACGCTAGAAACGATTTCTTCCCGAGTTGCGCCCTTGCGTCCCTCTTCCTCAAGCAACTGGAGATAATCAACGACGGCTAAATCGTAGCCGCCTTGTTCAATGTCGGCCAAAATGTCTGATGCCGTGGCATTGTCGGTGTCGATCAAATCACAACCTAGGTCTGAAAGCTCACGAATTGACCGCATGAGCATATCCTGCTGACCTCGACTCATTAGGCCA